TCAAATTGGACTGCGCCTTGTTCTCCGCGAAGGACGGCCATGGTCAGAGTTCCTCGATAAATTCAAAGGCCACACGGACCTGTGTTTGGAAGTAACCCTCGGGACTTGGAAAACCCAAAGCCTCTGGGCCAATGGGAGCGTCGAAGTAAACCCCCGACACGATGACCCTATTGTATAGGTCACGAATCCGCTTGGCGATAGTGTAATTAGCGCCCGCGCCAACACCAAGAGGCGTAAAGACGTTCAAAACAACAATCCCTACAACGCGATTGCTTGCGTCAGTTGTGCTGCCATGCGTTAGATATTCGCCTGAACCAAAGCTCAACAAACACTGAACCCAGCTTGACCCTGGCGTTGGCTCGTACGCCATGTTGTGAAACACAACAGGCAACACAGGGTCGTCAGCCAATTCAGTTGCAAGCCTGCTTTCAACGATTGCCCTGATTGTGTTCCGGTTGACGACAGCCATTTCTACAACTCCTCAATGACGTTAAAAGGCACAGTCACCGTTGATTGAAAGAACGATGGCGGTTGAGAACCTGTGACAACACTTGGCCCCGACAAAGCTTCAAGCTGAATCCCTTCGATCATGTTGCGGGTATATAGGTTACAAACACGGCTCGCCAAGTCATAGTTGGCCCCAGGGCCAATACCTTGCGGTGTGAAAATGTTTGCCTCAATCCTGCCATCAATCCTATTGAAAGAATCAGTCGTGCTACCGAGCGTCAAGTAAGACGATGAACCAAACGTCACTAGACACTGCACAAATGAATCACTGGGTGTTGGCTCATACGCTTGATTGCGAAACACCAATGGCGTCACATCAGATTCAGGCGATTCTGTAACGATGATCAGGCCGCCTTGGGTGATCAAGGTGTTGCCATCTTGCTTGATTAAATTTGCGCCAAAGCCTGCGAGAAAGTGCGCTTCGATTGTGGCCCTGATGGAGTTGAGATCAGCAGCAGCCATGCGTCACCTGTTCGCAATCTTGTTGTACTCGCGCTTCACCCATGACTCAAGCTCCTTGGCGATGAGATCAGGGAATCCAGGAACCGTGTTCTGCCGTGTCCTGTATTCACCCTTCCAAGAGGGCGGCAAATTCGTCCCGTAAACAACGGGCTCGGCATATTCAACGTTGTTGATTACTTCGCCTTTCGCAGGATCAGACTGCCAGGCGTTTCGCAACCGACCGCCGCCTTTGGGCTCCCCTTCGTAGACAACGCGGACAGGCGTCTTTTCCTTAAGACGCTTTTCAGCCTCAAGCGTCGTGGCAGCAACCAAGATCCGCAGGCTCTCGCGGTAGTAGTTACCGATTTGGTCTAGCGGAATCTCGCGTGCCATCGTTACGCCCTCAGGATCAGCTCATGAGTGATCGCAGTGTTGTCCTGCTCTGTTGTCTCCACACGGATGATCTGATGAACAACGCTGCTAATAACGACGCGATCCTTCGTCTCAGGCGCGGTAGCAAGGTCATCAGCGGCAACCGTTAGACGCTTGTCACCAGCCTGCACCAGCTCGTTCACCTCGCGCAGGTTCACATCTTCCAAAACGCCCTTGATTGTCGTGTCGCTTTGGCTTTCCGTGATCGCGCCTGTTGTGGTGTTGTAACTTCCAGCTGTGACGTAACGCACTGTCACATCACCGCCAAACTTGGTGATGACCTTGCTGGATACTTTTTTCAGAGAGTCAACAAGCGCCATCAGATTCGATAAGCAACGACAGCGCCACCGTTCAGCTTGATACTGGTGAAAATGCCTTGGATCTCACAGCTGGCTTTAAACACCACAGTTGTCAAAGCGTTGCCGGTGAAGTTCTCCCCCACGAGCGTGTGAAACTCCGAGTCTTCAAGTGACACAATCTTCCAGAACCGGCCAGTGTGCGTGGCCGTGTCACTGATGAAGTGCGGGTTGAGATGCTCGTAACTTGGGTAACTCATGATCAGATCTTGTAAGCAAGGCAAGCGCCGCTTGTCAGCGTGATGCTGGTGATCACGCCGCTGATGTAAGTGTCAGCCACAAACGTTTCACCAGCCAAGCTGTTGCCGGTTGCGTTCTCAACCGTAATTGCACTGATAACCGTGTCTTCCTTGAAGTAGATCTTGCAGAACCGCCCAGTGTGTGCGGCGGTGTCAGAGACAAACTCAAAGCCGGGGCCGAAGTCGTATTGCATGATCAGCTCCGTTTGATAGCGATGTTGCCTGGTCCACTAATTCTAAGCCCGGTCAAGTACCGTTCAAGCAACGGCGGCACGCGATCCGCGCCAACCGCACCGGTCTTATCGGGGGTGACATTTAAGCTGCCGATCTGAACGTTCTTAAAATCTTCAAGGCCACTCAGCCCAATGCCGTCTTTGTTGTTGTTCAGATAGACAGCAAGGACAACCTGAGCACGCTTCACTTGATCCGGGATCTCTGTGTCGGTGAAGTAGTCCTCAGAGATGCGGAAAGGAAAGCCAGTGGCGTACGTGTTGACGTAGGTATCGGGCTTTCGCACGCCAGTACGCGGCCATTGCAATGCTTGCGTATCTGTTGCCCTTGCGCCTAAAAACCGCTCACGATCCAGTCGTTGCGTCGCGGTGTATAGAGCCCTGTTCTTTTGGTCAGTGGTAGCAGAAGCCCAAGCGGTCACATCTGCATCTTCGACCATGCCATCAACGATGGCTTGCGCGTCACTCAGCGTCAGGTAGCTGTTGGCGCTTGCGCCGCCCGCTGTTGCGTCGATTGATACTGCCATCGGGCTTCACAGTAGAAGTCTTGCGTTTGGGGGTAGAGGCCACCGCTTTCGCAGCAGCCTCTTGTGCCCTCAGTCGCTTAAAAGCGAAGAGACCCATCAGGAGCTTGCGCCCTTCAGAGCCACATAGTTCAGAGTGATTGCCTCGCTCAAAGAACCTGCGGAAACATTAGCGACAGTGATCGCAAAGGATCCGTCACGAATGGTGTTCGCCTGAACCAGGTAGGCGCCATCAGTGCCGCCAGAACTATGATTGACAATCACAACGTCGGTGGAAGAAACCTCACTGTTAGTAACAGTGAAAAGAACTTCGGCTGCAGCTGCAAGTGCCGCATTATCCATTGTGATTTGACCGGATGCAGCATTAAGCGTCACGCCGGTTGACTTGTTGGTGGACTGAGTGACAGTGCCGCCAGTGGTCGGGCCGATCAGTTTGCCCGCTGTTGCCTCAAAAATAGATGCCATGGTGATTACCTCCTATCAGTCAAGGTTGCTGGTTGAGGTGATCCGAACAATTCCGATGTTGTTCGTCTCATACACCTTGGTCCAGTTGCCGACAGTCTCAAGCTGTGCCCGCGTGGGGTTAGAGACAGTGGTGGTGAAACTAGAACCGATCGGGTGATAGACATAGTGCAGATCGAATGACATCGCATCCGATTTTGCAAGAATGTCCCGGTCAGTTTCCGTTTGAAGTGCCAACTGTTCGCCAGAGCCAACGGCACCTTGGGTGAACATGTAGCTGGCGTATTCAGTAGACGAGCCAGAACCAGTGGTTTGAACGTCTGCTGAGACAATCACTCGCATTCCCATGAACGTAGGGACACCGACTTGCCCGAAAGCATTCGCGGTTGAACCCTGCGTTGCATCAGAGTCAGCAGTACCCGTGTTGTCGTAAACAAAATCAAGGGCGCGTCGTTCCATCAGGTCGTAATAGACCTTCGGGTGAACAACGAGTGCTGCGAGCTTTTCGCCTTGGTCGCCGAGAATCGACTTACCTTCGACGATTTGACGAGGCCCGAGCACAGTCGGGGTGTCGCCAGTAGCACCATCAACAGTCAGTGCTGCGAAAGACGCAGAACTGTTGTCGTCAACAGCACCAAAGATGCCAGCCAAACAAGCCAAAAGATCTTTTTGGCGCTGGTTAGCAATGTAGTCAGCAATTTTATTGCCGATTGCGGCCATCGGATCAGAACCAGATGCCAATGCCGCAAGATCACGCGATTCAAACGCGCGACCAACGTGCAAGATCGGAGCAACTTGCTTGCTCGCAGTGATCTTGCCAGGGGTCAGGGATGAACTATCGGTCAGACGCTCAAAGTCGCCCGTCAAGTTCGCTTTGTAAAAAGGAACCTGGATGTGGTCTCCACCACCCTCAGCAGCGTTCAGCTCAGCCATCGGTTGCACCACACCAGAAGCCAGAAAGGCATCACGCTGTGTGGTCTGCTCGATGAGATAAGGCGTGAACACCTCTGGGATGATGATGTCACTCCGTAGAGTTGCCATCTTTCAATCAGAGAATGTTTACGGTGTGGGCGTAACCCGTTTGGCTCTGCGTAGCTTCGCCTTAGTCAACATATTAACGGTTAGCAGCAGCTTTCAACCTCTCGTACATATCCCGATCCGTTCGATAAAGCCTCGACTGTTCTGTGAGGTTGTAGGACTCTTTGGCGAAAGGATTCTTTGTGCCTGGTGGGATGTCGCCGCCGGTGCTGCGTCCTGAAGGCGCACCGCTGCCAACTGGCTTGGGTGCTTTCTGCATGTAGCTGGGCAAGGTTCTGGCCCATTCGCCAATCGGCTTGCGCTCGTAGCCATTGACGACAACAACAGTGCCATCAGCCTCGCGCTCGATTTGATCCGGCTTCAGCAGGTCTGCTTTGAATACGATGCTTGGATCATGCACCACGTCGGCCAATGCTGTGTTCGCAGGTGCAATCAGCTCAAGCTCGCGGACTCGTGCTTCAAGCTCAGC